GCACGCGCGGATGCGGCAGTTGTTGTTTGGGGGCAAGCGGTGAGCGACACCCTGCTGGTCAATCCAGAGGCCCTTGGCGACTGCCCGCTCGGCCCGACCGATTGGTATTACCGCAACCTTGTTCCCCGCAATCCTCGCCAATTGCTGCGGTTTCGCAAAAGACTCTTGCAGGCAGCGTATCGCCGCGAGCATTACGCCCGCGAATTGTGGATTATCTGCGCGAGAGACCTGCTGTTTTACCTGAATGCCTTCGGCTGGCTGCTGGAGCCTCGCATGCAGGTGGTCTCGAAGCTCTACACGCAGGCTCGCGCATGGGGCGACCAGACCGTGGTCCCCTTCCTGACCCGCCAGTACCAGAACGACGTGCTGATGGAGATGTGGTCCCGATGGGGCACGTCCGACATGGTGGTCGAGAAGAGCCGGGAAATGGGGGCCTCCTGGATGATCCTGTACCTGATTGACCACAGTTGGCGATTCAGGGACAACTTCCACGCCGGGGTGACAAGCAAAGACGAGGCGTCGGTCGATGCCCCAGGGTCAACCGACTCGCTGTTTTGGAAGCTCGACTTCATCAACGAGCAACTGCCGGGGTTCCTCAGTGTCTCACCCCAGCACCGCGTCCGGATCCTGGAAACCCACATGATCCGCAACGCCCTGAATGGGTCGACCATCCAAGGGTTTGCGGCCACCACCAACGTGGCGACCGGCGGACGCAAAACGGCATTCGTCTTCGACGAAATGCACAAGTGGCCAATCAATGCCGAGTACGGCGCCCTGAACTCGACCCAGTATGTGTCCCCTTGCCGGGTGTTTGTCTCCACGCCGAGCAAAGAGAAGGGCCAATCGGGGGCGTTCTACGACCTAGTGACCAGTGATCGGCCGACGCTGCACCACATCAAGATGGGGTGGTGGCGAGATCCCGAGAAGACCCGCGGTGCCTACCGGGCGTACGGCAACAAGATCGACCAGCTGGATCGCAACTTCGAGTATGACCCGGACTACCCCTATGTCGGCGACGGGCGGCTGCGGTCCCCCTACTACGACCAGGAGTGTTCCCGAGCGATCAGCTTGCAGGACGTGGCCGCCGAGCTGGACATGGACTACGGCGGGGCGGCTGGCCGAATGTTTGACCCTGGGCTCCTGGCTCGGGCCAAGAAGCACTCCAGCGATCCGATCCTGTTTGCCAATGTGGCGTACGACGCCGATGGATATCCGGTGGGCATCAAGTATGGGGAGCCCGAGCTGAAGCCCGAGGCCGGGGGGCCAATCATGCTGTGGCGGAAGCTGGAGACGCGAGACGGCAAGCTGGTCATTCCACCCTCCCGGTACATCATCGGCTGCGACATTGCCCAGGGTGGTGGCGGGGAGTGGAGTTCGCAGTCTGCGGCGGTTTGCATTGACGCCGAAACCCGCGAGCAGGTTTGGATGTGGATGGATGCCTCGACCAACCCCTCGCAGATGGCCGACCTTGTTTGGGTGCTTGGGCACCTGTTCTGTGACGCGAACAATCGGCCCGCCCTTGTGGTGCCTGAAGTGAACGGTCCTGGTAGTCAGTTTGCAGGCCGGTTTTTGCAAAAGGGGTACAGCAACGCATACATTCGGCGGACGGGGGATTCCTCAACGGATCGGCTGCGGGACCGGCGAGGCGCCCAGTTTGGGCTGTTCAACAATGACCGGGGGACCAAGATTCTCGAAGCCCTGCAAGATGGCATCCGGCGGCATGGACTCAAAATCCGTTCCGACCGTATCCTGCGGGAACTAGGCCGATACCAGCGGGGGCCAGATGGCAAGGCATCTCATCCCTCAGTCACACGCCGAGGCGAGAACTCGCACGGTGACTGTGCGATCGGGCTGGCATGCGCCTGGTGGCCGATTCGTCAGCAGTCGGACACAACCCCAGATGAACCCCCTCCCCCTCCGGAAATCCTGCCCGGATCGGCCATGTTCCGCCGATTGCAGCACCTGAAAAACCAGGCCGCCGTGGCCAACCGCCCCTACTGGAGTCCCACAAATGGGTGAGCCGTTTGGTCCCGACATTGACTGGTCGGCCCTCAAGGACATCGTCGACCGATCCAACCGCGATCTCGGTGGGTGGCGCGACCAGATTGCCCGTATGGTTCGCCAGTACGCAGGCGGCGAGGTGGCCGAGTTGTACGCCGACATGGCCCACCCGGACGCAGGCGGCAACAGCCGGACGATGAACGCCCTGGGCGTCCTGGTCGAGACGTACATGCAGAACCTGGTGGCCGGGAGCCCGCGGGCTCGGGTCACATCGTCGGACTCGGCACTCAAGTTCCAGGCTCGGCTGTTCGGGCTGGCCCTGAATCGAGTGCTGGAGGCCATTCGCGTTCGCGACACCCTTGAGCAGGGGGTGCTTGATGCAATCTTCGGGATCGGGATCGTCAAGGTGGGGATCGCGCTGGACGACGCCGACCTGTACGCCTCCCAGTGGAGGTACTCGGCCTTGCCGTTTGCGGATCCAGTGCTTCTGACGGACTACCTCTGGGACACGACAGCCCAGCGGTGGGACTGCATCCGGTGGGAGGGCAACATCTATGAGATGCCGTTGGCCGACATCAAGTACGACGAGCGCAACGACCCGGAGGTGGTCGCGCAGTGCCAGCCGGGCCAAGGTTTGCGCCGAGACGGCGACGACCTTGAAGACGCACTGATCGGGCGGTCCACCTACATTCCCGGCACCGACTCCGATCTTGTGCAGCTGATTGACATCTACCTGCCCCGGCACCGGATGATCGCGACCTTCCCCAAGGATGGGTCGCGGCCGCTGCGTGTGCAGAATTACCTGGGCCCCCCTTCCGGCCCGTACCACAAGCTGGTGTTTCATCCAGTGCCAGGGCGGACCCGCGGCATTGCCCCGGCCGAGTTTGCGGCCCCCATGGCGGACCTGATGAGCCTGATGTTTCAGGACATGGGGCGGCAGGCGAGTCGCCGCAAGACCCTGCTGTTGGTCAGTGGAGACGAGACGGAGGCCCAGCGGATCAACGCTGCCCACGATGGGCAGGCCATTCCAGTGGCCGATCCAGGCGCCTGCCAGGAGCGATCCTACGGCGGCGTGGATGGAGCGTCGGTGCAGTTTGCCCAAGTGCTGCGGGAGTGGTACTCGTGGTGCAACGGCAACCTCGATGTGGCTGGCGGGCTGGCAGCGGGGGCCCAGACGCTTGGCCAGGAGAAGATGCTTCAAAACACAAGCTCGGCCCGGCTCAACCGCATGCAGTACAAGGTGACGGAATGGACTCGCCAGATCATGCGGGCGATCGGGTGGTACATCTGGAACGATCCTGAGTGCCGAATCAAGACGATCGACAAGGTGGCGAACACCGACATTGAGCTGCAGTACGAGTTCCCGATTGTGGCAATGGGGGACGACGACGAGACCGACGTTCGTGCCGGGACCAAGTTCGAGTCGTTCGAGTTTGACATCGAGCCTGTGTCCCTGACGCCGCAGAGCCCGGCCGCGAAACTGCAAATGGTTCGAGCCATCGTGCAGGAACTGATTCCACTCCAGCCCATGTTCCAGCAGTCTGGTACAGCGTTCGACATGACGCAGTACGTCAAGCTGGTGGCCGAGCTTGGGGATGTTCCAGAGCTGCTTGAGATCATTCGCGTCCAGCCCCCCGACCCTTCGGCAACGCAGGGGCCAGAGTTTGACAAGCCACCGAAACCTGCTTTCACCACGCGGGTCTACGAGAGGGCGCGAGGTGGTGGCCCATCGCCGGGAGGAGCGGCCCGAGCCGCAGCGATGGGCATGTCCGGTGATGACGGAGAAGACTGATGCCACAGTACCTGTTTCGTGACGACGCCAGCGGGCGTGAGTTCTGGGTCAGCATGAGCCGCCACGATTACGAGGCCGTGCTTGCCAAGGACGGAAAGCGGCGAGAGAAGAGCCGGCTCAACGGCAAGACGATCACCTCGACTGCTGTGCCAATGGTGGACACGGGGTTCCACGCCATTGCGGCCCCCGGCAATTGGCCGATGGTCAGCGATGCCATGTCGACGCACCCGAAGGATGCCCAGGCATTCAACCAGGTCGCGGCGGCGGCGGGCATCACTGGCGTCTACTACGACTCGAACGGGGATTGCCACCTGGCGGACCGCAAGGCTCGGCGGCAGTGGATGCAAGTCCGCGGCCTGCGAGACAATGACGGCGGGTATGGCGACGGGTAGTGGTAGTCAGTTTGTGTGCTGGATTGCCAGACGCGGTGTTTGGCGTTGCGTTTCACGGTTCTCGCGTTGAGGATGACCAACATGTCGAACGAGCAAGGTCCCGATGAGATTTTCGGAGATGGCGTGGGCGAGGCGGCACCCGCTACGGCCCCCCCTGCGCCCAGCGACGAAAACCAGGATTTCTTGGCGGCCTTGATGGCCGGCACGGAAGCCGAATCCGAAGTTGCAGCTCCGGCACCCGAGCCCGAGCCGGTCTCTGAGCAGCAGTTCTCGCAGCCCCAGGGGCAGTTGGTTGACCCGGCCGTTCTGGCACAGGCCGCCGCGCTGGGAATTCCCCCGGCGGACCTGTTCCGCCACGACCCGGCCAACATTCCGGCCTTTGTTCAGTCCGTCGCGGCTTACTCGCAGCAGGTCGCTGCCCAGCGACAGGCATCGCAGGTGGCGGCGCCGCCACCGCAGTTCGACCTCGATGCTGCCATTGAGAAGTATCGCGAGCAGAACTTCGACGAGATCGCGGCTCGGAATCTGGCCGAGAAAGACAAACGGCTTCACGACATCGAGATGCAGGTCGGGCAGCTCCGCAATGTCGTCCACGAAACCCGGCAACAGCATGCGCAGAACGTGGCCGTTCAGGCAGTCGGCGAGTGGAACAACGCAATCCACAACGCCCTGCTCACCCTCCCGCCGCAGTTCGCCGCGATTGCCGGCAACCCCGATTCGCTCGGGCGAGTGCAGGCCCAGAGCCAGACGTATGCCCGCATGTTGCAGGCCACCGGGCAGCCAATTCCAGATGCCGCCACCTTGGCGCAGCGGGCAGCGTTCGAGGTCTTCGGAACTTCCTTGATTGGCCAGGGGGCCCCCTATGCCTCACCAGTGCCTCGGCCGCGTGGCGGGGCTACAAGCGTAAACGCCGGAGTGTTCGGCAAGGATCGAGCCATCAGTTTCATTGACGGGTTCTTTAAGCAGACCCAATAACCGGGAGTTGAGTCATGTCATCGCTGTCGCTGTCGCCTCTTCAGGTGCAAGACCTCGTCTTGGGCACCCTCAAAAACCTGGGGGCTGGTCGCTACACGGTGCTTGCCGAAAAGTTTCGGCAGTGCATCGTGGTTGACAAGTGGTTCAAGAAGAAGGACTTGCAGAACGGCGGGGCGGGCTGGCAACAGCAGGTGATGACACGGTTCAGCACCAATGCCCGGCACTCCAGTCCGTACGCACCCGACGAGCTGAAGCGGCAACAGCTCATGGCGCAGATCAGCGGGGCCTGGGTCCACGCTGACTCGCACATGATCCTGAACTATCAGGAAATGCTGATCAACCGCGCCAGCCCAACCCGCATCTTCTCGATGATCCAGACGCAGCGGGCTGGCATGATGGGAAATTTCGTCGAGATGCTGGAGACCTCGGCATGGCAATGTCCTGCGGCCACCAACACTTTGGACCCCTTGGGCGTGCCGTACTGGGTGGTCTACAACGCCACGACGGGCTTCACTGGTGGAGCCCCTTCGGGGTACACGACCGTTGCCGGGCTGGACCCGAACAGCGTGCCCAACAACAACTGGAAGAACTATTCGGTGAACTACACCTCGGTGACGAATGCCGATCTCGTCAAGAAGCTGCGGCTCATGCTGCTGAAGCTCGACTGGCGACCGCCGGTTGTGGTGGCCGATTACCGCAATGGTGGCCCCGACCTGGTGTTTTACACCACGGACACGGCGGCCGAGGAGCTGATCGACGTTTACGAAAGTCGCAACGACAACCTTGGCAGCAATGTCGGTGGGGCTGCTGCGGTTGCCAATGTGAAGGCGAGCAGCCTGTTCAAGGTCGACAACGCACTCACGATTCGCGGAGTGCCGGTGCAGAATGTGCCGTTGTTTGAGACGGCCGAGTACACTGGGCCCCGCAACCCGGTTTACGCCCTGGACCACAGCACCTTTGGCGTTGTGGGACTGGAGGGCGACTGGTTCCGCGAAGGTCGCGTGGAGGCCGTTCCTGGCCAGCACAACAACTTCGCTGCGTACCTTGACCTGACGTACAACTACTTCTGCAGTGATCGTCGCCGCAACGGCATCGCTGCTACCGCTGCCTCGTAACCAGGACGCTGCCACAATGTCAAAGATTTGGGATTCCGATGCCGGGGTAACTCAGAACGCTCGGGTCCGGGGGTGCTCCAATCCGATTTGGGGCAGCTGCCCCGAGGAGGCGCTTCGGTGGAATTTTCTCGGCACAATCATGGCCGACGACTTCATCACCTATCAGCTCGACCTGAGTGGCTGGGACATTCTGGTCAACAGCACCGGATCGGTGGCCGGGGCCGACCTGGCCACCGGCGGACTTGCCCTGACCACTGCGGGCACTGCCAACGACTATGCCTATGCCATCTACGGCAACGGCAAGACCGGCATGGGGCAGATCGCCGACGGCACCCGCATGTGGTTCGAGGCTCGCATCAAGGTCTCGGCCATCACGGCATGCTCGATCAATGCCGGGTTGGCGCTGGTTGGTGCAAGCACCTTCCAGGCCGCTGGTGCGATTGTCGACACGACCGGAGCGTCGGCCACATCCCACGGCAGCTACCTGCTGTTTCGGACGCTGGCTGCCAGCCCGAGTTCGATGGATGTCGTCTACGCGACGGACGGCACGGCGGCGACGGTGCTTCAACAGGGCAGCACCGGGCTGTTTCGGGAGGGCACCACGCGCCTCCAGACGTTGGTGGCCGACACGTTCGTCAAGGTCGGGTTCCTCTACGAAAAGGGACTGGTCTGGGCGTTCGTGGACGGAAAACTGGTCAACGAGACCGGCGTCCGGTACAATGCCACAAACGTGCCTGACGGAGTCTCGTTGGCTCCGTACTTCGGCATCAAAACTCTCGGCGCCGCGGCTCGCGTTCTGACCGTTGACTGGGTCAAGGCCGCGTACCAGGATGCCGTCTAAGCGAGGTGAAGCATGGCTGATGGACCCAACGACCTGGCGATCAGCGAGCCCCAGCTGGGCGACCTGATGCCCCGCGGTCCCGTGGAGCTGCCCGACAGCAACATGGGGTCCGTGGCGTCCGACATCCCCTGTTACGAGGTGGATTCTCGCGGCGCCGTCGAGGCCGAGTTGAATGCCGCCAAACGGAGCATCGGATGACCCTCTCGCAGAGCATGCGTCGAGCAGTGTCGGCCGTGCTTCACAGCGGCGAGGCTCGGCCGACGCTGCCCCAGGCTGTCGTCGATTTTCTGGAGTTTCTCAACTCTGGAAGCCGGGCGGCATTTGGCATGGGGCTGTCTGACGATCAGGCCGTGCTGGCCATCCTGACTGAGGCGTGGCGCACCCCGGACGATGGCAGTATCCCTGCCAATGCTCGGGTTGTGTTGCGAACCAGTGGCCAGGAGGGACGGTACCGCAAGTCGGGCTTTGCTGGCTACTCACTGATCACCTTGGAGAACGGGGCGATCGAACTGTGGCCGGCGGATGAACTTCAGCCCTTGGCGGACGAGGCGCAAGACGCTGACACGGCCAGACCGCGATCACGGCGAGGCCAGCTCGCGACCACGGGATGATCCATGTACTCGATCACAATCGACGAACTTCGCACTGCCGTGGCCGATTACGTCCACGGCAGTCGCGATTTGTCGAGGCTGGAGGCGGCCGAGATCGCCCGGATTGATGAGTGCATCCGCAATGGGCTGCGGCGGTTTTACTATCCCGAGTCAAGCGGATCGCAGCCCCATCAGTGGCGATTCCTGCGGGTCAATCGAACGGTCGACATCGTGCAGGGGCAGCGCACAACCAGCATGCCCCCGGACCACGGTGGTTTCCACGGACCCCTGACTTACGACACACCCAATCGCAGCGAGATCATTTACAAAACATCGGAGTTGGAGATCCGCCAGCGGCGGGACCAGGTGCTGGACTTCTCGGGCGTTCCAACGCTGTACTGTGAGCGGTGGGTGGCGAATGCCAACGCGGCCCCCCAGTCGCTTGAGATTGAATTCTGGCCTGTTCCGAGCGAGACCGCCACTGCCATTGGGTGGTCGGTGGTTCGTCCTCTGGAAACCGGCATCGGTCGCGAATATCCAGCCGGGGGCCCCGAGCATGCGATGACGTGCCGCCTGTGCGTTCTGGCGGAGGCCGAGATGATGCAAAACGGTGCGCCTGG